ATGGTAGAAAAATTAGATGATATGGAGACCAAGCTCAATGAGCAGATAGATAAGAATATCAACTTAAACAAGCGTCTCGCAGAGTCGGTTGCAGATGGTATCCTTGAATCAGTTTCTGAGGGACTAGCGTCCACTCAGAAAGAGAAGCTCGCCTCACTTGCCGAAAGTGTTGAGTTTGATAGTGAAAACGAATATCGTGAAAAGTTGGAAACTCTGAAGGAGTCATACTTCTCCAGATCTCCTGCTGTTAAAGGTTCCCAGGAAACCCTTTCTGAGGGTGTAGATAGTACTCCAACTCCTGTTTCTTCAGGAATGGAAGCATATCTCAGGACCTTGGGTTCATTTAAGAAATCCTGAATTTAACATTATAATCAAACGTAAACTTTAATTAGGTAAATCCGCAATGTTCCAATCAGAACAGTTGCAGGAAAAGTGGGCACCTCTTCTAGACTATGAAGGTTTGGATCCGATTAAGGATTCACATCGCAGAAGTGTTACCGCCGTCCTGCTAGAAAACCAAGAAAAATTCCTTAAAGAAGAATCAGCATTTAACTCAGGCATCAACCTGATGGAAGCTGTACCAACCAACTCTGCTAACGCTGATGGCGCTGGTGGTGGTTTTGGTTCGGGTGCTGCTGCCGCGGGTCCTGTTGCTGGTTTTGACCCAGTTCTAATCTCCTTGATTAGACGTGCAATGCCAAACTTGGTCGCATATGACCTTGCTGGTGTTCAACCAATGTCCGGTCCTACTGGACTAATCTTTGCAATGAGGTCTCGCTTAACCAGTCAGTCTGGTACTGAGACATTCTACAATGAAGTCGATTCTGCATTCTCTGGTCAGGATGCTGGATATGACATCACAGGAACTGCATCCTTTGCTGATGGACCTGTTGGTTTTGGTACTACCAACCAAACTGGTACTAACCCATCTGCATTGAACCCTGTTGGTACTGCATCTACTAACACTGGCGTATACAACGTTGGTGAAGGTATGGCAACTGGTTCTGCTGAGAACCTTTCCACAGGTAATAATGCCTTCAACCAGATGGCATTCAGTATTGAGAAAGTTACTGTAACTGCTAAGTCAAGAGCCTTGAAAGCAGAGTACAGTCTAGAACTTGCTCAAGACTTGAAAGCAATTCATGGTTTGAATGCAGAAGCAGAACTTGCTAACATCCTTTCTACTGAAATCCTTGCTGAAATTAACAGGGAAGTCATTAGAACAATCTATAAGGTTGCTGAGCAAGGTGCTGTTTCTAACACTGCAACAGCAGGTATCTTTGACCTAGACATTGACTCCAATGGCAGATGGTCTGTTGAGAAGTTCAAAGGACTTCTATTCCAGATTGAAAGAGATGCTAATGCTATCGCACAGAGAACTCGTCGCGGAAAGGGCAACATGATCCTCTGCTCTGCAGACGTTGCCTCTGCCCTGACACTGGCAATACATTTGCTGGAACAATCAATGGTAAGTTCAGAGTATACATTGACCCATATGCTGCTAACCTAGCCTCAGGTAATACTGCTACCCAAAATGGTAATCAGTACTATGTTGTTGGTTACAAGGGTACTAGCCCATATGATGCAGGTCTATTCTACTGCCCATATGTTCCTCTACAAATGGTTCGTGCTGTGGGAGAGAACTCCTTCCAGCCCAAGATTGGCTTTAAGACCAGGTATGGTATTGTTGCCAACCCATTTGCTGAAGGTACAACTCAGGGTCTTGGAAGACTCAGACTTAATGCAAACCGCTACTACAGACGTGTTGCTGTTAAGAACCTCATGTGATACAGATGGATATATTCCATTCACATTTCAAAGGACTCCTTCAAGGGGTCCTTTTTTTTATGTTTATTCCTAAATAGTTAAAAAAAATAATATGGCGTCAACAAGGATTAGACAACCTAAGGATCTTAATAAAAAGGCTCTTAATAACCAGATCCAGAATAGAAACTATTTGGCGCCTACTGGGTTTCAATTTAATGTAAGTAGAGCACCTAAAGTTACTTATTTTGGAAATCAAGTAAATATTCCATCTCTTACTTTAGGGATTGCAAATCAACCATCATACTTAAAGGATATCCCTAGACCTGGGGAAAAGATTGATTTTGAAGATTTAACTTTAACCTTTTTAGTTGATGAAGATTTATCTAATTATTTGGAAATACAAAATTGGATAAGAGGAATAGGTTTCCCAGAGAGTTTAGATCAAATATATGATTTTCAACAGGATGATACATTAACAGTAATGAATAAGTCTTTGAAGAATCAGGGAATAAATCTTTATTCTGATGGTTCATTGCTTATTCTTAATAACGTCAATCTTCCAAAATTTAAAGTTACTTTTGATGGGATGTTCCCTTATTTCTTAAGTACTTTAACCTTTGATGCTACCCAAAGCGATTTAGAATACTTTACAGCACAGGTATCTTTCAAGTATAATATATACAATATAGTTACAGTTTAGGAATGGTTGATCTGGAGCAAATCCAGAAGATGTGGGAAGAAGATGCAGAAATAGATCCTGATAATTTACATAATGAATCATTGAACATCCCCTCTCTTCATGCAAAATATTTTCAATTATATAATACTATATTCCTTTTAAGAAAGAAAGCAGAACAACAAAGGAAGAATATCCGTCATGAACGGTATGAGTATTTTAGTGGGAAAGCAGACCCAGACGTTTATGCATCTAATCCTTTTCCTAAAAAGATAAGGGATAAGGATACTATGCAAAAGTATCTGGATGCGGATGAAAAACTGTCTACTGCATCCCTTAAAATAGATTATTATGATACAATGTTGGTATACTTAGAAAGTATTTTAAAAGTTATTCAGAATAGAACTTATCAAATTAAGAATGCTATTGAATTTATGAGATTTAACTCTGGATTGGGATAAATGAAATTAGCAATAGTTGGAGCTGGAAATGCTGCATGTATAACAGCATTATCATATCATCTTCATGGACGGATTAAATCTAATAGAATTAAAGAAATTGAAATTTATTATGATCCTAATATTCCTATAGAAAGAGTGGGTCAAGGATGTCTACCCAGAACTACTAACCTTATATCTAAAGTATTAGGTGTTAATCATTTTCAAGATGAGAATAAGATAAAAGCAACTTTTAAAAGTGGATTATTATATGAAAATTGGGGAAAGAATACTCCTAAACATATGCATTCATTTTTAATGGATAATGTAGCTATTCATTATTCTCCTCATTTATTATCTAAAGCAGTATTAGAAAGTGGGTTATTTAAGGTAATAGAAAAAAATATAGATGATCCAGAATCACAAATAGATTCTGATTTTATTTTTGATTGTAGAGGAAGAAGTAATAGGGATAGAAAATTATACAGGGAACTTATTAATCCATTAAATGCTGTTATTCTTTCTACCAAAAAGGGAAAAGATCCTGATCTATTCTACACTAAATCAGTAGCTACTCCTCATGGTTGGACATTCATTATTCCCAATTATGATAGTGTATCTTATGGTTATCTTTACAATCAGAATATAACATCTAAAGAATCTGCAGAAAAAGATTTTATAGAAAGATTTAATATAGTCCCTGATGAGTATTTAAATTTTGAGAATTATATAGCTAAAAATATGTTTGTTGGAGAAAGGACTATATTAAATGGTAATAAATTATCTTTCCTAGAACCCTTAGAAGCTACTGCCACTGCTTTTTATACTGATGTATCTGAAGTGGCTGGGAATATTATTACACAATCTGATCCTTCTAAAAAGAAATATTATAATGATTTGGTTCAAAATGAAATGAATAAAATTCAAAATTTTGTTTTATGGCATTATGCTATAGGATCTATATATGATAGTCCATTTTGGGATTATGCTAAAAAATTATCTGCTAATACTTTTAAAAATGATAAAGAATTTAATAAGGTATTAGAATATTCTAGAAATCATAGTAAATCGGAATTATGGGAATCACCATATAGCTATTCTCAGTGGCATGTAAATAGTATTAAGAATTGGGACATCGTTAAGTAATTGGGAGGTTGAAGTAATGAATTTAGCATGTTTAAGAGACATTCTTTCTGAAGAGGAAAGGATTCAATTGTTGGAAGATTGTAAACCTTTGTTGGTGGATAATATAGGAAAATATTATGAGGGAGGATTCTATCCTGGAAAACAAACCCATCCTACTTTGCATTTGCATCCTAAAATAGGACCTATTCTCCAAAAGATGATACATCGAATAAATTTGGCTACTAATGAACCTCTGGAGATTGATAAATCTTGGATGAATTGGACTAATGGTAAAGAAACGTCAATTCATCATCATGGCAATTATTGGTACTCTGTTGTTTATTATTTGAAGACTCATACTTTTTGGAAGTGGACTA